TGACATTCAATACAGTCGATACAGGCGCTTCGCGAAAAGTCCCATAGGGATCTTGGATAAAGTTGCTAATGCCAGAAACAACGCCCTTGGCCGTTTCGGCCGGGCTCATTACGACGCGATTGATCGTCCGACTAAGTTCGGTAGGCGTAAGGCTCTGCCCGATCTCCATAAGATTTTCGGGGATCTTACCGGCGATATAGTCTAGTTCACTCCCGATAGTTTCCAGCGCACTAGGCGCCTTTAGACCTAAATGCTCAAATATTTTTTCGTCACTGACGCCTTGTCCGCGCGCCTTTTCGACAAGAGGATGGTCCATAAGAAACTTTTTTATGGCCTCATCGCTTACGCCTTTTTCGCGCGCAGTCTGGATCTTACCGTAGATCGCGTCGGTCATTTCTTAGCCCCGAAAATATCGGTAAGAATAGAAGTTTCATCAACTTTAGCCGGTTTACGCTCGCCAATGATAGGCTCACCACGTATCTGTTCGGCGGTCATCGGCGTATATTTAAGCCCGGCGCGCTTGGCTTGAATACGCACGACTTCATCCCACGCCGCCATGCGCTGATTAGGCTGCACGGCGGGGTCATTGATCTGAGCCTGCGCCCGATCCAACAGCCGCATATCCGCGTCAGACACGCCGCTACCCAATTTACCTTCGCTGGCCGCAAGTTTAATATTTTCGATAATAGTATTGAGCCGGCCCACATTTTCCATCTGCGGCGTCGCTTTACCCTTAAACGCGCCTTCTTTTTGCTGCGCATAAGCGCGAAACGCGCTGCTAGGCGTGTCGCGAATAAGATCCGCAACATGGTTCACATTGTTTTCGGGGTCGACGCCAGCGACTTCAAGCATGGCGCGCGCCGATCTGCGCTGGGCATATTCCGGCGTGCCCATTGGCGGCGTAGGCTCTTCAGCCGGTGCAGCCGGCGGCGGCGCGTTAGTAAACGCATTCTGCCCCGGCACAGCCGGCGTCATAGCGTTCTGAGGCATACGCATCCCCGGCTGTTGCGGAGCCTCAAGACGATAGCCGCCTGTAGCCGGATCGCGCCGCATAATATAACCTGGAGCCCATGAAGGCATTTGAGGCTGCGCGGCTTCGGCTTGCGCCAACTCTTTAGCACGTTCTTCAGCGATTTTTCGCGTAAAATCCGCATTCCGCATTGCGGTATCAAACAGCTTCTTATCGGGAAATGCATCCGGCTTAAACTTAGACGCAAAATGAGGGTCAGCGGCTTTGATGCGTTCGTAATCGTCAGACCATGTTTCAGGAGTGGCCTGAGACAAAAAATCCTGCGCCTGCGCGGTCTGTTTTATGCCAAGATCAAGAGCGGCGGCATCGGCTTTGTGAATAGCCTCCGTGGCTAAACGACCCTCTTTAGTTTTTTGAAAATCAAGATACTCACGCCGTATGCCAGCTTCAGGCAATTCAATTTCTTCGTATTTACGACGCGCTAAATTCTCTTGCGTTCCGTAATGACTGGCTAAAGCCGCCTGCGCTGCTGCCGAGCGTTGCGCGCCTAATACGGATAAACCCTCAGAGAGATTGCCGCTATGCACTAACGCGCCAACCGCTTCAGGCGACTGCACATTAAAATTAGGGTTCGTCAACACGCCGCTCAATGCACCCTGCATTTGCAACTCGCGCTGCAATTTTTGCATCTGCAACTGCGCAAGCGCGTTCTGCTGCTGGCGATAGTCCATTGACTGAAGTTGCGCCATCATGTTCACGGGGTCGTAGCCCCCGCCGCCGCCATACTGCGGGATCTGAGCGGCTATGTCATAACGAACGGGCATAGATTAAACCTCAGTAAAGGCCAAACGGATTCATCGCACCGGGCAACTGCATCGGCGCTGCCGAAGCAGCCTGCGTAGCTGCGGCGGTCTGCGGCTGCATACGGTTCAGAATACTATACGTCATATAATTCTGAGGTATAGTATTAAGTGCCTGACCCAGCGCGCCAGCGCCACCCATGTAGCTAGAAGCGCGGGCTTGACCCACATTCTCCATAGCCGTGCCATAAGGGTTAGCGGACGTAAGCGCCGCCATCGTCGGGATCGCGCCCGTGTAAGCTCCGGCCGTCGTCGCGCCAGCGTTAGACGCCATAGAGCCAAGGTTAGTCCCCGCGCCAAACCGCTGCGACATAAGGTTTGTGCCGACCTGACCAGCCAGCCCCGTCGCCGTGCCAGCCGCGCCAGCGCCAGTGCCAGCCAAGTTCTGAAGCCCCTGCGTAGCCGCTGCGCGGTTAGCCATGAAGCGATTATAGGCGCTCTGATATTCTTGGCTGGCCATATCCTGACCAAAACGCTGGCCGGCTTTCAGCGCCGCTCCAGACCCACGCATACCGGACGACCCAAGCGTCGACTCCATAGCGCGCTGGCCCTGCTGCATACGAAAAGCATAGCCGGGGTCCATTTGAAGTTCTTCAAACGTCGGCTGTTGCGTATACGCGCCGCCCTGACCAAACAGCGCTGCGAGCTGGTTTGTCGCGCCGGCGCCGGCGGTCATGTAGGGCTCTTGGAAGCCTATGCCTTGGCCATAAAACTCACGGCCAGCCGCCTCACCCTGACGCGCCTGTTCTAGCAGGTCGGCGCGGCCCTTGCCGTAATACTCACCAGCCGCCGCCGCGCCACGTTCGGCCATCTCGCGGGCCTGTTGCTGCGCCTGCTGCTGCGCGATTAGGCCAAACAGACCCGATGTTTGCGCCGCCTGCTGCTGCGCGCGACCGGCCTGTTGAGAGCCAAGATAGCCAAGACCGCCTGAGACTAGGCTGGTCCCGCCAAGTAGAGCCATTGTGATCGGGTCCATGATCTAACCTCAGGTCTTGATAATGTAAAGAATGCCGTAGTTCTTCGGCTTTGTTTCGGTGCCGCCGGTTGTCGACGTGGCAACCGTAATGCTCGCGTAGCCGGTGCCAGAGCTAGTAGTGCCTGATCCTGTCTGATAGGTCGTGCCGCCGGGGCTCAAACCAGGTGAAGCAAAAGCACCTACAGAATGCGTATGACCGCTATCGGTCGCTGTATGGTTATGGTTAAGATAAGTGTCCGCCGCGTAGGCACCGACTGATGGACCGACCGCACCGCTGGACGAGCCAGTCGCGTTAGTGCCGGTGCCGCGCAAGAACATGCCGCGAAGATCAGGGAGGTTAAATGTCGTCGAGCCGTCCCCACTGCCCCATGTCGTGCCGATAGCGGTAAAAAGCGTCGCGTAAGTCGACCGTGATATGGCCTGCCCTTGACAAGCCAGCCAACCGCTAGGTGCGGATGTACCCGCAAAAGGCGCAATAATACCGGCCGGCGAACCTGTCAGATTATCAACATAACCTTTAGTAGCGGCCTGTAATGTAGTCGTAGGAGCGGCGGGCAATACAACGGGGACTGTTGTAGTCACATCCGTAGAATTTCCGGTGACTATAGTAACGCCATTAGCTTTAACGACTAAACTGCGGTCGTCTTTAACGTCAATAATTGAGTTAGAAGCGTCAGCCGATATGACAGTCCGTGCAGTGCCGCCCGACGAGAACTGAATTTTACCGCTGTTATCAATATCGAGAGCTTCGGCCGGCGCAACAGTGCCAAGCCCGACATACCCCGATGAGTTGATGACAAATGGCGTCGAGTCAGGATCGGCGCTGTCTTGAACGCGCATAACGTCGCCGGTGCCGGTCTGCGTGACTTTGAGCGCCGGGCCAGCCGAGTCAGTTGAGATTGTGACGTTGCCAGACAGAACTGGCGACAACGCCGTCGTCGGCGCGGAAATATAATCGACCGTCCAGATCTCAACGTCATTAGCGTCGGTCAGCGTAAACTTATACGTTGACTCACCAAGCCAGACATTCGCTTCACCGCGAGCGTCAAGAATAACTGGATTGCTGTTCGCTGTAGCGCCCGAGCTGTCAGTGTAAGACGCCTGCGGTGTCGTCGTGCCGGCGACGTAAGTATAGAGCTTACCGCCGGCCAGAGGAGCGCCGGCGGCGTCGATGAATTGCGTTTTAGCTGTGGGCGTTACGACGGCCATTTATCCACCTACAATACTAGTGACGGTCAGAATGACCGAAGGAATCGCGGGGACATTCCCCGATGCAGTAGTGGCCAATATTGAGACGTTCGTATTCGTCGTTTCCCAATACAGCTCAAAATAATCGCCTGCGGTTAGACTTACCACGAAATTCCATGCCGCGACATAGGCATTACTAGACCCCGATAATGTAATCTTCGTGGCCGAATCGGGCACATTCGTGCCGTTGACGCTTAACCATATGTAAACATCTTTAGAGCTGGCATTAGTACTAATAAACTGCGCCGAGAACTGTATGTTATATGTACCTGTATTGTCTACATAAACACGCGAAGTAGGTGTTCCTATATAGACACCATACTGTAATGGGCCGTCATTAATCTTGGACGCGACGCTGTTTAACGTCATGGCATAGGCTGTATTAGCCGCCGCCGCCGTTTGCGTGGTTGTATCGTAATATGATCCATAACGTCGGCCGTTTTCGACCGACACATACATATTATAAAACCAGCGATACCATTCGCGGGTGACAAAATCTGTCACCTTGTCCCATATCGGGACACGCGCCGCCGGTATAAGCGTATTATTATCAGGCATTTGTCGGGTCCATTATGAGTTCTGCGCCCATAATGGCGATCTTGACCGGATCAGTGCCTGATATTTCATATACACGGTCGCGCAGCTTTAGCGTCATGCCAAGCCGCCGCCAGATCGTGCGATAGCCTGTGCGACCAATTTGGCCCATAGACTTCCAGTGTTCGTTCGACCACGTATGGCCGCCATCATCCGACCAGCGCAGCATGACGTTAGCGTTCGCGCCGACGGTTATGCTGTAGTTCTGATAATTACGAATCCGCAGCGCGCTACCGGCGCGATCAAGAATAAACTCATTGTTGCGGTCGTAAATATAGGTGATGGCGTTATATTCAGCCTGCGTATAGCCTTCCAGCCCTACGCCAGCTTCACAGTCAAGTTGAAGACTATGCTGCGTTGTGCGCTTCAGATTGTTCTGGCCAGTCGGCAACGCGCGCCAAGACCGCAACCATTTTTGCGTCGAACCGGCTTCCGTATAAACGGTCGGATCATAGGCGTAGATACCGCCGCCGACGTAATCGCCGATGACAATTTCATTGTTGAAATTCATCTGGCAATTGCCGCGATGGCGGGTAAACTGATTGTTATCCCAACCAGCGCGTTCATGCCATGCGTCCGTCGCCACGTCATAAACCCATGTCGTATTGGCGGTCGGAAAATTTAGAACATAGAAACTATGGCCGTCTTGCTGGTAGGTGTAGGCCACGGCGTCTGAAAGCGTCGCGTATTGCTGGATCTGCCATTCGACAGCGTGAGTTGAAACGCGCTCGCCGGAATAGCCTTTTGAGCGATAGACGATACCATTACCGCGAGCGTCCGCGCCCAGCCAGAACAAGCCATTGTCCAACTTGGCCACAGAATAGGCCGCAAGACAGCCAATCTCGTTAAACGCGCCTTGAACACGGGCAAGCGGAAAGTCCGGCGTGCCGGCGTTATACCAGACTTCGACTGAGTTCTGACCAAACAGCCAAACCTCGCGGTGGTCAACGATCAGCGTGACAAGGTTATCCGGCGAGCCTTCGGCGCTGGCGAAGTCGAGCGCGTCAATAGACAGACCGTTATAAGACGCCGTGACCCAAAACTTTTGGCTGTTAGGCTGGTTAAAGACAAAATAGCCGTCAAGAAACCCAACACCAACAGCGCCAGGAAAATCAGGATCAGTGATCTCGCTGAAGAACGGCGAGAATGTCAGCGTAACGCCGGAAGCCGTCGCCGTGGCGTTAGCCGACAGCTCAAACGTCGTGCCGTCGGTTATACTGGAAACAGTCGTCGATGAAGGTATGCCGGAGCCCGTTACAGGCTGGCCAACCCATATGTCGGCAGTGCTAGTCGTCGTAACTGTGGCGTCGCCGTTGGTTGTGTTACATTCAAGCGTAAAGTCGCTGTTATTATAAATGTAACCGTTAGCGCCGGCGGCTATGAATAGCTGCGTGCCATTGTCGACCATGTTGACGTTGCTGACGCCGGCGACCGTGCCAAGTTCGTGATATGACCAGTCGGTGTCGACACGATACAGTTTGGTGCCCGCAACAGCATAGCCATACCCGCCGTATTGCCACAGCCCACGAATAGGGCCGGTTGGAAATATGGCCAATGAACGAAGCCCTGGCGCGCGCTGTAGCCATGCCGCCTCTTTGCCCCCCTCTGGTATAACCTCTGGGTAAAGATTAACGCACCTACTATCCGCGGCATTTGGGCTTCGAGTTACATAACTACTTCCCAAGATGGGGGTCTTCATGGTAAAACCTCCGCAGTAAAGGAGGCAACATGCTGACGGTTCAAATTCTCAAAGAAGAACTTACTTACGATCCCGATACAGGCATTTTTACCCGTAAAGACACAGGGCTTATTGCCGGGGATCAGATGAAATCGGGATACTGGCGCGTATCCGTTAAAGGCCGGAGATATAGCGCGCATAGATTGGCTTGGCTTTATATGACTGGTAAATGGCCTAATCATCACGTCGATCATATAGACGGCGACAAAATTAACAACCGATTTAATAATTTGCGCGACGTAAGCCGAGCGCAAAATATGCACAACGTAACTCACCCAAACTGCAATAATACATCGGGTTTTAGAGGCGTATCGCTCCATCAAGGAAAATGGCGCGCGCAAATAATGCTCAACCGTAAGCATATCAAGATAGGTTGTTTTGATACACCAGAAGAAGCACATGCTGCTTACCTTAGTTATAAGTCCTTGATAAATCAATAATTTCCCGCAAAAATATTGTACCTTTGTCTAGTTCCGACGATGCTGTAGGGCAGCGCCATGATGTCGTCAGGGTTATTGATGCGCTTCAGATTGCGCTTGCTATACATGGCGATGCGCTGCACCTGCGCGGACGGCTCGACGCCAAACTCAGGAGCCATTTCGCAGGCCAGATTATAGCGGAACGCACGAAGATAACCGGGCGGAAATGTCAACGCCGTAGCCAGCTTGGCCGGATTGGATAACTTTTCAACTGACACAAAATGCCATTCCAGCAACCGTAACGGCACCGGATAGATGACCATTTCGATGTTGGGGTAAGTCATGTTGACCCACATGACTTGCGGATAAGTCGACGTGACAGTCTTGACGGCAATACCGTCGTATTGCTGTTGGTTAATTAATTTTATGCCGTAAGACACATTGGTCTGCGGATCGCGGAAGTAAGTTGCGTCGTCTATTAGAACAGGACGTTCACCAACAAAGTCACCAGTCGGGCCGAGCGTCTGTGACCGAAGTCCCGGCGTCCAGTTAAATACTTGATCTTGTGTTGAAAAGACCGCCAGACGTTCCGTGTCCCACGAGTCGATCATCTGATTCAGCGCTGTCAGCGCGTCCTGCGCCGTCTCCGACGAGGGCGTTTCGCCTTCTGCGAGGACGCCCAGCAGTCTCAGGGCTCCGCAGATCTGATCGTACGCTGTCGTCGTCATTCGGATCGAACCTTTCCCAGCCGTTCTCTTCGTCGGCTTCCGCTTCCATTTCCAGCGTAGCGATCTTAACGCCATGAACCTCATGGCGCAAATAAATCATAGCCATTTTACACCTATGGAAAGGGCCAGGCGGGCCGTAGCCCGCCCGTAGGGTTAGATTAGGTCGGGGCCTGCCACTTGGAGCCGTCCGAAATAAAGATCTTACCCGTACCAGTCGCATTGGTGGTCGTGGCGATAGATCCTTTCGGAGCGCTCGTCGTCGTGGAGTTGGCGGTAATCGCGCCGGTCAGAAAATACAGACCAGCCGTCGCGTTAGCGATAACTGCGTCCGTAGTCGCCGTCGACGTGAACGTGCCAGAAACAGTCGCCGTCGTCAGAGCCGCGCCAGAAATGGTGCCGCCGCTGATGGTCGCGCCCGTAATGGTCGTGCCAGAGACGAGTTCCGGGTCAGAAAAGGCAACGCCAACCGATTTGCTATTAGGCATGGTTGTCGCTCCTATCAGCTAACCGCAGCGTACTGCCACTTGGTGCCGTCCGAGTAGAAGATCTTGCCGACGCCCGTAGCGTTCGTCGTCAGACCAATCGAACCTTTGACCGCAGAGGTCGTGGTCGAATTGGCCGTGATCGCCGTGTCGACAAAGTAAATACCCGCGCCGTTCGGGAACAGGATGGTCGTGCCGCCAACGAGCTTGGCAGCAGCCGTGTTACCGTCCGTAAACAGGTAGTTGGCCGAACCGTTCGGAATCGCGCCGGTCGGACCGTACGAATCGAGCGGGTAAGAGGCATTCGAAGTAGAAGTCGTCATAAGAATTTCTCCTTAGTTGAAGAAGATGGGGCCGAAGCCCCATCCAATTAACCCCACAGACGGACAGCCATCTGCGGACGGATGACCGAGTAGCCATACAGCACGTCAATACGGCAGGGCAGACGGTCGTTGTTGATGTCGTACTGGCGCACGACGCGCAGGCTGATACCATTGTGAACCTGACGCGAAGCCATGTCGACGCCCTGCGGCATAAGCAGGTCGGCGGTGGCGAACGTGATGGCGTCACGATGATAGATCAGGTTCTGCGGATACTGCGTCGAAGCAGAGCCGAAGAAGGTGACGGCCTTACCGGAAACCGGCAGAGCGTCGACCGTGGCGAGAGCCTGCGAAGCCGAATACATCGCCGGGACAGTGACCGAAGCGGTGGTCGACGCCGTAACGTCAGCCAGAGCAACGAACTGATACAGCGAACCAGTCGACTCACGGGTCTGCGGGTTAACGGCATAACAGTCGGCAACCGTAAACACGTCGCCAGCCTTGATGACCGTCGAGCCGAGGCCCGTCAGCACAAGGGTGGTCGAACCTTCGGTCGTGACCGAAGTGCTGACCGTCACGGTGCCAGCGCGCGAGCCGGTCGTGAACTGCTTGATCGACTGCGACATATTCAGCTCGTCATAGCCGAGAATGCCTTCGCCAAACATGCCGTTCTTGAACTGCTTGCTGATGGCCGAAACCGGGTTGAACAGGCCTTTCATGCCTTCGATCAGCGCGGCGTTAGCAGCCGGGTTGACCGTCGCATAGCGCGGCGACATGACAGCGGCGTTCTCGTTCAGCTTCTGCTGCGCCTGCAACAGAACGAGCGAAGAGGCCGGGGTCGTGCCGGGCGTGCCGACCGAGTTGCCGATATACTTGAAGCTGTTAGCAACGTCGGCGTCGATGGAGGACGCGAGCTGCGAAATACGCGGCTTCAGCACGCGTTCCGCGAAGTCGTCCAACTGCATCGTCAGTTCGGCGGTCGTGAAGTTCACGCCGATGTGCTTCTGCGACGAAACGGTCAGGGTCGTGTACTGTTCGTTGTCGTCCTGCACCTGAAGCGCAGCGCCGTCCGTGACCAGAGCGCGGTCAGGCAGGCGGATACGCAGGGTCGAGCCGATCTTAGCGCCTTCGACGGCAAAGCTGTCATCATACTGGCGGTTAACGGTGCGCGTCAGGACAAGATTATTCTCAAGGATCTCAAGAGCCTTGCGAGTAATCATGTCAATCGTAAGAATTGAGTTAGACATTCCTTATCTCCGATTCTGCGCTTCCCACTTCTTGATCTGACGCTGACGTTCCGCTTCAATCCATTCCGACGTTGACATTGACTTAGTGGCCCGAGGGTCAGTCGTGTCGTATCGGGGTCCAGAATTTGACCGGGTAGCCGTGACAGGAGCAAGAGGTGCGGGCGCGGTTGAGGTTTTCTTAACCGGCGGATTCGAAGTCAAATTGACCTCGATTTTTCCGATCTCTTTTGCCTGCAAGACCGGCGACAGACGGGAGATCCGGCTAGCTTCTTTTGGATTGGAGCCGAGGTAATAAATTACTTCGGGGCCAATATCGGAAGCCTGAATAGCCTGGGCCATAACGTCCGTGACGGGAAGGTTGGGGTTATACGCGACTTGTTCAAAGTCCTCGTATCGGTCCCTAGCCTCTTCTTCACGGTCCTTATAGGACTCCAAAAGAGCCGCTTGCTGGGCTGCGGCCTCGCGCTGGGCTAGAAGTTCCCGAGCCTTCTGCTCCGCTAACGCTTCCGCGTATTGCTGAGCTGACTCGAAATCATCCGGCGCAGGTGGAGGTGCGGCGGGCGTTCTAGCCTGCTGCTCCGCAAGCCGTTGGGCTTGCTCTCTTTCCCATTTGCGCTGTTCTCTTGCAAGGCGCTTGCTTACAATCGCGTCCAGCTCTTCCTGAGAGAACGATTTTGTAGGCTGCTGTTCCTCCGGCGTCGTCTCAACAGATTCCGGTGCTGCCGTGGCTTCCGGTTCCGGCGCGGGGCTGATCTCCGCTACAGCCTGTTCTTCGTCGCTCAAGGCGATACTCCTTTACCTAGCTATCCGGCTAGTCGGTTCGTCTACATTACCCTCAGACCGGGGTAGGGTCAACAGCGACTAGGGCGTCAGGGCTTATCGGCCATTGAACGCTGGTCACTGAAGCTATGAACGCCTCAATATCGGGCGTCGCTTCAAGATCGGTAATCGCAAGTTGCGTGGTCGTGCGGACAGCCTCACGATATGACGACCAATCAGCCGGAACGTCCGTGCCAATCTCTTGCTTGCGGATAATTAGCCAATCGGACGATTGAAGCATCGACCAAGCTGCCTGACGAAATTGCGCCGCCCAAGCGGTTTTAAGCCCCGCCAAATCTTTTGGGATGGCGTTCCATGATCCATCGGGGTTTTCAGAAACCCAGTAAAAACGGTCATCGGGACGCGGTTGATCGACGATCTCAGTGATTCCGATAGCCGCACGCATCTCCGGTGTAGCAAGACGCAGCCAGTTGGCAGGGAACGAAGTTCCATCATGCTCAAAGGGAGTATCAAGAGGAAGGTTTTTGCCGTCTAAGACAAATGACATTGTTTGCTCCTAAAAGGCCAAGGCTTTTGAGAATGGATTTTCCGCGAAGGCAGCGTAGATATACGTCGCGCCAGACACGTTAGGATTGGAGCCGCCGGTCACTCTAATCTTGAAGCCATTCGAAAGTATATCCAACCTTGTGGCCGTGTTTTCTACCGCAGAACTTTCTGGATACAATTCCGGCCCCTGCACATTGTAATTTTGGCGCGCGGTATCTTGAATAAACCATGAACTAGCTGCGTCTGTCCGCTTATACAGGATGAACCGGGGGCGGAAACCAAGGTATATAAAATTCCCGTCACCGGAGACGCCATTTGCAGTAAAGCCACCAAAGGCGCTGTAGCCCGCGACGGCGGCGAAGCAGTAGGCGACGTAT